AAGGTCATCTACGGGTAGGTATGAACAGTTGTACCCTGCCGTGTTGTCCCGTGCCAAAGCAGGGCCAGCTGTCATCAAGGCTCTCATAGATGGCATGACATCCAATGACAGGATAGCCTGTTCGATCTCCTTGGTGTAGCTGTCCTTGCCGATCTTAGGGTAAACGAGGTTATCCATGTAACGTGATACTGTCTCACCCCATGTCTCACGGCGTCCTTCTTCTTCCAGCCAACGGGCATACCGTGACTTGTGGATGAATGACTGATAATCTGTTGGTAGTTGGTTACTGTTTGTCATTTTGCTCTTTCTCATTAAGTTCTTTTGCTAAAGACTTGGCTTCTGTTTCAGTTAGACCGAAGTGGATAGAGCTTCCAGACGGACCAATATCTTCATCAACAACGGTCCACTCCCAGTCATTAGGGCCACGGTCCCCTCCTCTGAACTCTGCTGTGTACCTAGTCATTCGCCACGTCCTCGCATTGTTTTATCTTCTTCTAACCAGACCATACGGTCAATGTCTTCTCGGCTAATGCCAATGTCCTTTAGTTCCCTATCGGACAGTCGGTTCAGTACCTTGATTGCCTGTCGATGCTCTGACCACATCACACAGTACCGCATGAACCTTACGAGTATATTGTTTACCCACTTCTGTTTCATCTGTTATCCCCTGACCCTTTAATCATACCACGTTTAGCACGATCATTCAACTTGTCCATGTTGGTTTGCATAACCTCGTTGAGGTTACTGTAGAAGTAATTAGATAGTGCTGTAGCATAGAATACCACATCTCCTAACTCCTTTACAATCTCTTTCTGACTAACCTTTGTGTTGTCCCTGAGATACTTCTTAACCTTCTCAGCCACCTCACCAGCCTCACCCACTAGACCAAGAGTGTTCTCAATCAAGCGGGTATCTCCTTTAGTTACAATCTTATCCTCTACCCAATACGAGTAGTCCATAGGTGTAACGTCTATGATCTTGAAGGCATCAATGTCTTCCTGTGTAATCATTCGTAGTCCTCTATCTTTGTTGTAAACCCGTGGTCAATATCTGACAAAGAGCTTAGGTTGTCAACTATTTCATCTGCGAAAGCCTGTATAAACATGTAAGGTGTAATGCCACAGGCGTCTGCTATCTCTTCAATACTGAACCTTTCAGTAATTCGAGTAGTCAAATCCTCATTCATTTAACCATTCCTCTGGTATCTCCTTGTCTGCGTAAAGGAACCCATTCTTGTCACACCAGTCACCATATGAAGACTTAGCACCCTTGTATAACTTGGCACGACTATTACTAAAGACGAACCTGATGTCATGTTCTGTCCCGTATTGTCGTTTAATTTCAAGGTGTTTGCGTCTATCGGCTGCTGTGAAGCGGCCCTTGGTTTCTACTATGATGCCGTTGTGTAGAACAAAGTCAGGTGTGTAAGTCCTGATCTTAAAGTCTTCCCACTTGATCTTGGTCTCTTCGTAGGTGTACTTTACTTTCTTCTTCTTTAACATCTCAGCCGTTTGTTCCTCAAGGCCAGACCTATACCCAGCCTTGAGTGCTCTTTGTCTTGTGGTTAACTTCCTAGCCAATGTCTATCTCCGCAACCCTTGGTTCCTTCACCACCTTGGTGAGGTATATAGGGAACGGTATAGCTGCATACTTGTAACCCTTGAGACCCTGACCATCGTTAGCATCTTTCCAACACTCCTTCTTGAAGTCACAGAAGACGCAGCCAATAGCCAGCTTCTCATTACCTGTCTTGTAGTCAAACTCAACCTCGTAGCACCGTTCAGGTGGTGTGTCAGAGGCTAAGACTTCTTTCAATTCAGTGACACGTTCTTGTGTGTCGGGCAGTAAGTCACTAGATGGCTGGTAAAGAACGAGTGAACCATCCACCTTATTCATAGCCCAGAAAGCTACACCCTTGTTATCAGGGACAGCCTCACTGTAGGCAGAGATTTGCTGCATGTACCCAAATGGATCATCAACAGCTAGGCTTGCCTGAGAAAACTTCTTGAAGGCAGAAGGGGAAGCAGACTTTACATCGACTACATGACCATCAATCACTGCGTCCATGTGTCCTGTAATTCCTGCAACCTTTACCTTGTGTTGCTCATTTGTCACACTGTGACCAGAAAGTTTAGCTAACGTAAGAAGTATCTCTTCGATGATGTCCCCGTACAGAAACTTGAGTAGCTTGTCACCAGTCATAACCTCACGGCTGTGCCCCTTACTGTCATACCATAGTTGACGAGAAGGTTTACCGATTGCTGATAGACGTAGTGTTGGTCCCTTTTCTGTACGGGGTTTCAAACGAGAACGGAGTAAGTCTTTGAGACTGTCCCCAAAGGTATCAATAACCTTCTCGCTTTCTTCTGTTGATGTGTAACCCTCGGTCAACACAGCATAGACATCTTCGATTAGGGTATCAATACCTTTAGGTTGGTCTGTCATGTTATCTCCTTACTCGAATGCAATTTCCATCTCTTCTGATGGTGCAGCCTCTACAGCTGCGTTAGTCTGGACGTTAGACTTGATGACTGCTGATGGTGCATCGTAGTCCACTAGCTCCATGACCTGACAGAAATCAAAGAACATCTCCTTGGTTTCTTGTTGCATGTCTGAGAGATGACCCAGCTTAATGATGTTACCGTACTGGCTGTTACCGATAGACACAAACATGTTTACCTTTGAACCATTACCGATCAAGTCCTCAGTAGGGTTACCGTTGCTGTCGTAGACCTCACCGTAACGTGTCCAACCACCCCGTGTCTTCTCGTCAAGACCGATCTGAATGAACCTAGCACCATCGAATGTGCTGTCCTTACCTTCCTTTACTTTCTTGTTGAGTTTGAAGTCAGTCATAAGACGTTCAAGCTGATCGTTCATCTTGATTGCGACTGTGTACTCCATCTCTTCTGACATATACTTGTTGGCTGGCTCCTGCAATTTAGCCCAGCTAACTTCAACATCTTTGAGTACGATTTTCTTATCTGCCATGTAATTTCCTTTCTGGCGTTGGTCTGTTTGATTATAATACACTGAGTAGAGAACCATGTCAATGGGTTTCTAACCAGTTCTTACCTATTTTTGCCTCACCATCCATAGGACAGTTTAGCTTGAAGAACTTACCAGCATCAACAATAGACTGGACCTGTATCTCTCCTAGTCTGTGAGCTTGGTGTTCGTCAACTTCTGTTTGCCATTCGTCATGAACCCATGCACATTGCTTAAAGTTAATCCCTTCCTTCTTGGCTTGGCGTTGCCAGAACAGATTAGCTAGGCGCATGATGACTGTCTCCCCTCCCTGTAGGTAAACAGAGAGAGCAAGATGCTCACTGCCAATGGATAGGATACGTCCGTCAAGACCCTTCATCCAACCCATACTTGCAGCACGAGATGCCTCACTCTTTAGTCTCTTGAGTGTGGGCAGTGCCTCATAAAAGTTTTGCATAGACTTGTTAGCTTGTGCTGCATTACACCCAAGTATCTCTGCAATCTTACCTACCCCTGCCCCTAGTAAAAAGGCATAGATAAATGTCTTGGCTGTGGGCCTGTCCTTACAGAACTTACCCAGCGCATTCATGTTAAACGTGTGGATGTCACCATCAATTACTTGCTCAGTGTAAACAGGATCGTTCATGTAATGTGCAAGCACTCGTAACTGGATCCCTGCTGCATCCGTACCCACAAGCAACTTACCCTCAGGAACCTTGAACACTTGCCGACACTCAGCAGCATACAAGCCATCCATCTTCCACAGGATACCATCCTTACCGTGAGGTACGGAGGGGATGTTAGCCATGTTAGGACCACGGTGTGCTGCACGGTGTGTAACAGCACCGGGTGTGATGACCCTGCCGTGTACCCTACCGTCTACCTGAGAGCCTTGTAGCCACTCAGAGGCCAGCTTCCAACGTGTCTCCAGTACCTTCCATACCTTGAGACCCTTCACTACCTGAGGGGCTGAGTCAGGGATGGTTGCTAAATTTTCTGGGCAAATTTTATATGAAGCACCAGACTTTGTTTTGACTGTTGGCTTCCAGCCCAGCTTATCAAGGCGTTTGTTGATCTGTGTAGGTGATGCAAGATTGAACTCCTCCCACATGATCTTGGTGTAGTCACCCTGAACATTACAACCCTCAAGCAATTGGTTGGCAAAGATAGAGCCATCCTTCTTGTGCTTCAAGACAACTTCCTTGACGGGTACTGCGATAGGAACCATGAACTCCTTGATCTCTGCCTCAATACGATTAGTCTCAGCAAGACATGTCGTATAGATTTCTTCTGATAGATCAGTGTCAAGCTCAAATCCGTTAACCTCCTGCTCACACATGATGGCATGGATTTGATGCTCAAGGTTGATAGAAGACTGACTAAACTTAGCACCTTCCTTCATCAATTCCTGATAGACTAGCTCAGTAACCTTAACATCTTGCTTGCAGTATTCCTTCATCTCTTCTGAATACTGAGACCAGTCATTGAACTCACCCTTGTATTCTCCAAGACGTTTACCCCAATCCTCAAGGCGGTGACCACCCTTACGGGTAGGATCAAACAGACGAGACAGTACAAGAGTGTCAACTGTTTTAGACAGTGGGATTTTGTAACCCCATAACTTCTCCACTACCTTGTTGTCAAACCCTACTCCGTTGTGAGCAATCCACTTACTAACCTTGGGTGCAAATTTAGCAAAGGCTTTAGGACCACGGATAACGTAGTTACCCTTGACACCTACCTCCTTGGCTACCATGACATGAATAACTGTAGGGTTCAAGCTATCAGTCTCAATGTCGAACACTACTTCCATACTTAAGACCCTTTTCCTTTATCAAATCTCGGATGTCTAACTTTTGTTCTTCGTCTAAACCTTCTACCTCATATAACATATCTAGCATGGCATGTGTATAACCTGCAAGATAGGAGAAGTGTTGCATCTTGTGAAAAACATCTTCATCGTTTTGTATCCACAACCACTTCCAAAAGAACCCTTCCCACACGTGGATGACAGAATTATCTTTCTTGTCTAAGACATAAAGGTTACCAGTCTCCCCGTTTATACGAAGGCAGTAATCCCCGTTACTTAAATCGGAAGTATTAAATTCTCTGTACATCATCATTTGGTCATCATAAACGTCCATGTCTTATCCTTCGTAGCTTGTTAGACGACCAGTGTGACGTGAGTAGAGTAGGCTGTCTGCCACCCCAGTCTCACCAGTAAAACGGTTCTTGATTACACGCACCTTGGTGGTGTTACGTTCCAACTCGTCCTCTGCCTGTGTGTTACGTTCCAAGGCAATGATGATGTTACTCAGTTGACCGATACCAGCACTGCCTCTGATGTCCTGTAGGTTTATGGAGCCGCCTTCCTCTGGTGGTTTACGGTTCTTGTCCCTACTTAGATGAGACACCATAAGCAAACAGATGTCAAGCTCAATCGTTAAGGTCTTTAGTTTGGTAACGATCTCGTCCAGTGCCTTGCGTTCATCCTTTGCGTGGTCACTCACCACGATACTGATGTGATCCAAGATAATAAACTTACACTCACAGGATCGTGCTAGATAACGTACCATGCTAACAATACGTTCAACAGTATTGCTGCCGAAACTGTCATACAAATAGACACGACTGCTTCCAAGAGTGGCCTCATACGCTGCATCAAATTCCTCCTGCGTGTATTCTGTATCGGGTAGGTGCAGCTTCTTGTCTGCATGAATTGACATGACACCTAAGCCTGTGTCACGGGTTGGTTCCTCTAAGAAGAGGGTGCCTACGTTACCTTTGTCTTCTCGTATGAGACTGTAGAGTATCTCTCGCATAACCTGTGTCTTGCCGACACCTGTGCCAGCAACCACAGTGATTAGCTCACCTGTCCGTAGACCCTTGGTCATGTCGTTGAGACCATCGAAGGGATACGGTACACTCTCATAGTTGGGAGGTGTAGCCACGATCTCATACATGTCAGCACCAGAGACGATACCGTCAGGTGTGAAGGGACCAGCCTTCCTGTGACTGTCAATGAACTCACGTTCACGGCCCTTGAGGATGTAGTCGTTAGGGTCTTTGAGTGTCATCTTAACAAGGCGTACCTTGCGTGGATCAAACAACTCAGCGACAGCTAGGGCTGCATTCTGTCCGGCAGTGTCACTATCAAAGCAGACATTGATCTTCTCAAAGCTATCAAGCCACTCATAGTTACGTTTGCAATCCTGCACTGCACCTGAGGCACCGTTGATTACTGACACACACGGCTCTGCCATGAACATCATCTGATACGCAGCCATTGCATCGAACTCACCCTCTGTAATGGTGACTGACTTGCCACCCTTAGAGAATGCTGACTGTCCGAACAGGTCTGCCTTGGCATTGCCGTTGAACTTGAATGTCTTCTCTTGCAAGCCTCGTTGCTTGAAGCCAGTAGCCTTACCATCCAAGGTATAGATCAGGTTAACCTGTCCGTTAGATGTGAGTGCCTTGTATTTCTCAGCCACTGCCTTAGTTAAACCACGGCTAGGGATAGCTGAAGGCGTACCCGTAACTGGTGGCAGAGGCTTGACTGAGGTTAGGTGTGGCTGTGGCATGTTGTCCTCCTCATCATTGAATGTTTTAGTTTTACAGACGTAGCAGTAAGCACCGTCCTCGTGTGGATAAACACCATCACTACTCCCGCAGCTTAGGCATGGCTGGTGTTTCTTGTGTTCGTAGTCCATCGAATAGTTCAAACTCTTGTGCCTCCTTTACCTTGGCTATACACTTAGGGCAAGGAGACCATGACTGTTTGTCTTCTTCCCAGTATATCTCTGTGCCCTGTGTCATAGCATTACATATATAACAACGCATGTCTAGTCCTCCTGTTTACCGTGCAAAAGTCCTAGCACGATTAGTTTTAGTGCAATATAAGGCCACACAAAGGCCGTGAATAAGTAACTTACCTCAGCACCTTCTTCATCTGAGGAGAAAGCCTCAAAGAAAAACAGGACGCCTAGAAGATACATAACAAATGCACCGTATAAAAATTCTATAGTCAATTCATACTCCTCTTTCTGTTCTGGTATGCACCCTCAGTCTGATGGAGGGATGCTAGGATGTCAAGCAATTGTTGATAACGAACCACAACAACATCCTCAGTGTCACCCTCTGGGTCATCCTGTGCAAGGAAGACAGTCCCATCATCTGTGATGTAAACCTTTAAGTCTTCGTGCTCACCAGTCTCATCCATTGAGATGATCTTAACGTGGTCAAACTCAAACTCAACAGTAAACACTACAGCTTCTCCTCTCCATTTAGTTGATTGATACGCATCTCAGCATACCGGATCACCTTCTTCAAGTCAAGGATTTCACTGGCATCCCTTGTCTTACCAGCGTATGCCTTGAACCCTGCACGACTAGCATACTTAATGATGTTACCCCGCCAGAAGTCAAAGCTATTGGACATGATGTAGGTGATAGGTTCTATCTCCCACCGTGCATAGTGCTCAGGCTCATTGACAATATCAGGTGTGTGTTCTGATAACACTGCATCACTAAACTCGTGGTCTCGCATTACACTCTCCTTGTATGCTTTCTCTTCTACTAATAGTTTCTTCCACTGGCTGTTAATCATTCTTCCTCCAAACAGAAGCCACACCATGTGGACTTACTTGCATTACCACAGCTGACACATTTACGCCAGCCATTCTTTTCATCACGATCTTGAGCTGCTCTACGTTCCTCTGGTGTCATGGGTCTAATCATAGTTATTTCTACCCTCTGTCATTGCACAGATCATAATACTTATAGGACAACTGCTCAAACTTCCACTGGTATA